AATGAATATATGGATTCTAAACGGGGGTACGGAGATTCAATAGTAATACATAAATTTCCTACCAATCCACTTGAAATGGGTTTGAATCCACATTTACTTGGACAAGCAAACATAATTATGAGAGACAAGAATGTAAGTAAGTCTGAAGCTATTAAAGAAGTAAATGAAACATCTCTCACCAATAATATAGCAGAAGCTACAGACTCTGCTACTGAAGAAGCTGAAGGACCACCCAAAGAACCTCCTAAAGAACCACCCAAAGAACCTCCTAAAGGACCATCGGGTTTTGGTAGAAAAAGAAAACGTGCTGCTCCTGCTGTCGCTAAAACTATTCCTGCAGCTGTTGAAGAAAGATCACTGGAAGATATTTTCTTTGATGAGGAAGGTAGAGAAGAGGGTAGAAGAAGTGAGGGAGAAGATTCAACCGCTGATTTAAATACAATAAATAATATTGATTCAAGAATTAGTAGACCAGAATATATAGATCCTAACAGTATGAAAACTGATTTGGAAAGTATACATGATGAACTACTTGACAATCCTGCCATAAGATTCTTGACAGAAGCAGGTATGATAGATATACATGACGGTAAAAAACGTGCAGAAATAATGGAGGCATATAAAAGAAAAATTCAAGATATTGAAGTAGGAAAAACAGGAAGCATAGCAAGACTTTTTTTCCTTTTAGGTAGATGGCTTTGGCATCCTACATCATTCATGCAAATGCATCCTGCATCAGTACCTGCTTTAACATTACTAGAACATTCACGTAGGATGCGTGAGGCTACTCAAGAATTTATATTAAGAGATTCACATAATTTTTTTAATGGGTTAACTTATGAACAAAGACATAAGATTAGTAATGTTTCAGTAATTCTAAATAAGCTTTATCCTTTTACTAACACAGATCCTAATTACATACAATTAGAAAGACTTGAAGATGGATCTGCAAGACTTGTATTACCTATAGCTCCTGCAACAGAACCAACTTCAAAGAAATATAAAGATAAAGATATAATACAACGAGTATCTGTATTCTCTCAAGAACATCTTGATCGTTTCTATAAAGTATTAGATGTTCAACCGGGTTCAATAATTGAATTAAGTCCTGAAGAACTTGTTGAATTTGATAACGTACAAGAAGCGTTTAAAAGAGGATATGAAACAATGGAGGGGGCGCTTCTGAAAAGTTCTGAACAGACTCATCCTTTATATGGAGAACTACGAATATCTGTAGATGATACAGTTGCATCATCTGTAAGTAAAGTTAGATACTCTGCTATTGAATATTTAAAAGATGTTAGTAATAGTGAAGAATTTATTAACGAAGGAATAAATAAAGCGATAGCTAATAAAGAAACAATGGATCTTGTTTACTTTGATGAGAATGATGAAATAATCGAAGAAAATATTATTATATTAAAAAACGTTGATCAATTTTATAAGCATCTTAATCAAATAATTGTAGAATTAGAAACTATGAATCAAGCTGGTGATGCGCCATCTAAAAAAATGATGGTAGAACTTGATCGACTGTCTTCAGTTATGGCTGGAATGCTAGATGTAGTAAGTGACACTATGAAAGAATCAGTGATAGCTAAGAAATTAAAGATAGCTTCATCACAACTTAAAACATTGATACATATAAGTCAGTCTCAACAGGTTAGAAATGCACATCGTTACTATGTTCCACAGTTGAGAAAAGGTAAATGGTTCTTTAACGTAATGAGAAAAGCTGATAACACATCAGTACATTATGAAACAAATACACCACAATGGGGGGATGCCCTTAAATCAGAAGGTGGTAAAGCTGAACTTGAAAAAAGACGTAATGAAATGTTACAAGAATATTCTTCAGACTTATATACTGTTACTCCTGTAAGAGAACGAACACAAGAACTAATTAAAAAAGAATTAAAACAAAGTGATCTACCACTTATTCATCAAATGGTTGTGGCTTTAGGCTATAAAGATGCAAAAGAAATTACAGGATTTGTAAATGAAATACAACAGGAACTAACTACAAAGAGTTTTGGAAGATATTTACGACCAAGAAAAAAAGGAAAATTAGGAGATAGAGGAGGAGTCGAAGGATATATAACACCTAATAATAGAGAAAATTATCTTGCTGATCAACTTGCTAAAATGGCAAGAACAACTGCTAACGCTGCTTCTAATATGATTTTTCATACACCAATCATGAAAGCTACAGAAGTATTAAGAAGTAAAGAAGGTGGTATACCGCTGGCAGAATATGTAGATAAACAACTGGAATATATTTATCGTGATGCCGACGCAGGAGCTATGGCTAAGTCTTTGGCATTTCATTGGGCTATTGGTTTTAATTTTAGTTCAGCTTTAGTGAATGCCTCTCAACCATTTATGACAACTATGCCAATATTAAAATCTATAATAGGATTTAATACTGGTGATAGTGCTATGATCGAAGTATTAAAAGGAATACAAGATGCTGCGACAATTGCTGATCCGTTTAACGCTGGTATAAATAGGTTAGGTTTTGATTTTTCGTCAAAAACATTACCAGATAGATTAAAAGGTGGTAGAATAACGCAAGATGAATGGGCCATGCTTCGTAACTTATATCGTAAAGGGATTATTCAAGCTATCATGAACATAGAACTTGGTTCTAATATAACAGAAAATATAGGAGCAATTGAATCAAGATTTACTTTTGGTCGTAACGGAACATTAGGACAGGTTGGGGCTAAAGTATTAACAGCCAGTGCTTTTGCATTTGCTTATGTTGAACAGATAAACCGTATCTCAGCAGCATTGGCTGCATATCGTTTAGCATCACGTTCTACAGATATGTTGAAGAAGTTTAGTGATTTTTCTCAAGTTACTGAATGGTCATTTGAAGAGATGACACCTGAGAATGCTGCAACTATGGTGGTATTAAAGTCTCAATTTTTAATTACTAAAGAAAATAGGCCACAATTATTTCAGCATCCTTTAATGAATGTAGCTACACAGTTTATGTCGTTTGTATTACAGTATATAGGTCTTTGGGCGCAATCACTTAGAATAATTATGGGTACTAAGGGAGGAGGAACTGAAGGTAAGACAGCTGAACAAAGAAAACTTGATAGACGTATAGGAAGTATTTTATTAGGAGGATTAGTTGTAACAACTTTCTTTGCAGGTGGTGCTATGGGTGCGCCGTGGATGGAGAATGTAAGAGTTATGTTAAAGGAATTAAGTAAGACAGCTAAATTAAATGGTTTTGATCTTGAGTTTGGTATGAGAGAAGCATTAGCTGAAATGGGATTTGGTGGAACTACCGTTGATATGATTACTCGTGGACCTGCAAGCCATATATTAGGTATAGATGTATCAAAACGGATAACAACATCAGAAGTAATTCCATATAATCTTATTACTGGTGATCTGGTAACTGCTTTTGGTCCTGCTGGTGCTTTATTATTTGACGGTATGAGAAGAGCAAAAGATGCTGCACAAGATATGAGACAAACAGGTATTGGTTTCAATGAACCATCTTTAAAATTTCTTTCTAGTTTTGTTCCTATTGGAATAAGAAATGGGATGGAAGCTCTTCATAGTATGTATGATCCTAATTTACCAATCAGAACATTAAAAGGACGAGTGATTATGCCGAGTCAAGAAATCGGTAAATTAGAACATATGGCACGCTTCATTGGATTTACTCCTACTTCTTTACGTCAGAAACGTTTACAAAAACAGTATATAAATTTTCTTGAAGCAAGACCTAAAGCAAAGCAGGATTATTATTATAGTCAGATTTCTAAAGTTTTAGCAAGAAGAAATAAAGAACAGGCGGATGGTAATATTAAAGGTGTAGAATCTGCTAATGAAATGATAGAAAGTTTAATGGAAGATATTAGGGAAATAAATGCAGAAGCTATAGCAGATAAACGACCTGATGTATTTCTTAGAATGGGGAATGAAACTTTACGCAACAGGCTTATGGTTGAAATGTTTGGACAAACAGATCCGCGTGTTGCAATGGCATCTGCACGTAAACTTGTAAGAGGTTTTCTACATCCCGATTATTTAGAAAGGTTGGGATTATTATAAATAGTTTCTATTGTATATATACTAAAACTATTTTAAAGTATACACGTTGACATTAATATTTTTAACTACTATATAAGATATATAACATGACTACTCAGAAGAACCACATCTTTATAGGGTGGGACAACCGCGTAGCTCTATCATCTGTTGTTGCAAAGTACAGTATCTCACTCCATAACGATGATTGTTCTATCCAGTTCCTTAATCGCAGGAACTTACAAACCCAACATCTATATTACAGAAAGGCTTTCTTATCTGAAACCGGTCAATACTTTGACACACTAGATAGTAAGCCTTTTTCTACAGAGTTTTCTTTCTCACGTTTTCTTGTTCCGGAACTATGTAAACTCCAACAGAAGGAAGGGTGGGCCATGTTTGTAGATGGTGACTTTCTTTTTCTGGATGATGTGTCGAAATTATTTTCTTTGGTAGATAAGAAGTATGCTGTAATGTGTGTTAAGTTTAACTGGGTACCCCCAAAGGAAGAACGTTATAAACTTGATGGAATCATACAGACACGCTACAGTAAAAAGCTTTGGTCTTCGTTGATGTTGTTTAATCTACAGCATCCGGATGTTATGCGTCTTAATAAGACTGTCGTTAATGATTCGACGGGTTCGTTTCTTCATAAGTTCAGGTGGACCACCAAAGAAAATGTTGGAGGACTACCACCTGAATGGAACTACGTTCCGGATATAACCAGTAAGTCTATAGAGCCTAAAGCTATTCACTATACCAAAGGTGGACCGTGGTTTGAAGAATACCGGAACTGTCCGTATAGTGATATCTGGATAGAATACATGCATAAAATGCCTAAGAATTTTTTAACCAATAATTTATTGGATCAATGATAATGAATAAAGATTTCACAGTCGTAACATCCTTTGCTGTGCGTGATTGGGAAACGTATGGTAAAAGGTTTGTTGAAAGTTTCATAGAGTTCTGGCCTGAAACAATTAAGTTGCTTTGTTATTGTGACGGTTTCCCTATGCCGGAAGATGCCCCGCAGGTAGACAACATAGAATATATAGACCTGCTTGACAATCAAGATTTAATAGACTTCAAAGAAAGGAACAAACAATTCAATGGAACACTCCCACAAAAACCTTACAACTTCTACGAAGATGCCATCAAATTTTGTCACAAAGTATATGCACAAAACATGGCAGCTAATAAAGCCAAAACTGAATGGTTACTTTGGCTCGACGCCGACAGTGTTACCTACGAACCAGTTGGAGTTCAACTTCTCAAGAAAGTCTGTGATAGTGAATATGACATCGTTTATCTTGGTCGTAAAGACGCATATGCAACGTGTTCTTCATTTATAGGTTTCAATCTTAGTAGTAGTGTTACCCCTGTATTTATGGATGATTACGTTAATTACTACAACAGCGATGAGGTTTTAAAACTCAAGTGTTTCGCAGATAACTTCGTGTTTGATAGGGTGCGTATCATACATGAAGCACATGGTATGCGTTCTCTTGACCTGACACCTGACTGTACGATACTGGAAGCGTTTGATCTATGTGAACTCAGTAAAGCTATTATACATTTAAAGGGCAACAGGAAACGTACCAGTCGAGAAGTAAGAGTAACTGCCGCCAGATACCATGACCTGTTTAATACGGTTCAACATTATAAACGAAAGAATATTCTTGAGGTCGGTACATGGAATGGAGACACAGCTTGCGGTATGATTATGGCAGCTTTCCAGAACAGTGATGAAGTACACTACACAGGCATAGATCTATTTGAAGATGCTGATGAGGTTAGCGATAAGAAAGAATTTAATGTAAAAGCTCACTACTCTAAGAAAGCAGTTTCTTTAAAGCTTCAGGCGTTAGCTAAAGAATATGAATTAGAGGATAAGAAACTTACGTTCCATCTTATAAAAGGAGATTCAAAAGAGAAACTGAAGATCCTAAAGGATAAAAGCATGTGTGGGATGTATAATATTTTTCCCGATTTTGTTTTTATAGATGGTGGTCAATCAATAGAAACTGTCAAGAGCGATTTTAATCACTGCAAGAACATCCCTGTCATAGTTATGGATGATTATTATACTGAAGATGAATCAGGAGGTATACCAGAACCAGAGTATAGGGGCGTCAATGATATTTATAATGATGTGTTGGGAGGTACGAAGCGTACCGGTAAAAAGCAACGGATAATTATTCCTTCCAGTGATCGGGTTAAAGGTGGGGGGAATGTTAGTCTTGCGTTGATTGTAAATGATCCTAAGCTTCCAAAGTTACCTGATGTTAATAGAGTACCTGTACAGGTTAATCCAAGAGACTGTGTACCTTCAGATAACATACAGTTTAACGTCAAAGAAAATCTTAAACTCTTTAACAAACGTATGGTTGAAACCTGTCATTGGCATGACGGAAAGACTGTTATAGTTTCAGGTGGCCCTTCGTTCAAGAAGAAGAAGAATCTAAACAAGATTAAGAAGCTTCAGGATTCAGGTGCAAAGGTTGTTTGTGTTAAGCATTCACACAATCCTTTAATTGAGAACGGTATTATTCCGTGGGGTTGTGTCATTCTTGATCCGCGCCCATTCGACGGTGTATCAACACATGGTCACGTAAGAAAAGACTTACTTGAGGAACCACATCCTGAAACAAATTATATTATTGCAAGCATGACCAATCCTGAAGTAACCAAACACATCAAAACGAACAAAGGTAAACTACTTGGATGGCATGCATTTACTAACTCCCTGACAGACATGAAAGAACTTGAAGGAGTACAAATGATAACAGGTGGTACTTGTTCAGCCATGAGATCGGTTGGTGTTATGCATGTGTTGGGGTTCAGAGAGTTTCATATCTTTGGTATGGACTGTTGCTATGAGGGCACACCTAAAGATATAGAAGAAAAAGATTTGTATGGTAAAAAGAAATGGCTTAAGGTTGGTATCCTTAATGAGAAAACAAATAAAGAAACAACGTTCTATACTACCGGTGAATTACTGGCATTAGCTCAAGACTTTGAATCTCTTCTTGAGCGAGATCAGGAAGTTGATATGGATCTTTATGTGTACGGAGATGGTATGGTACCAACCATATTTAAGACATCTGACTATAAAATCAAACAGAGTTTCGACAAGAAATATACTTGACAATCTTTCATATTTGAGGTTTATTAGGTATATTATATAAATAAGGTTTATCTCTATAAAAAACCTGAGAGAAAAAAAATAACAGAAAAAAAAGGATATTTTATAAAATGGAAATGTTATTGAGTGTATGGGCATTGATACCTGAATGGGTACAGGCTCTATGTGGATTAGTGACAGCCGCGACGGCGGTGACTGCACTAACTCCCTCTAAAGCAGACGATACTATTATAAACTCGATTCTAAAAGTTCTCAATCTATTAGCTGGTAATTTCGGAAAGAATATCAACGCTGATGATGTCTAGTTTAATAGGGTTTGGTATTGCCTCACTGGTAATTGTGCTCATGTTTTGGGCCGTATTCCGGTGGGGCAAGACCTCACAAAAGAAGGAAGATCTAGATGAGACAGTCGAAATTAAAGACAAGCAGCTACGTACTCGCAAGCCTACTGTGCGTGAGCTTGTTGACCGGTTGCGTAAGGGGGGTTTTTAATACCTGCCCACCTGTTGTTGTTTATACCCACGAACAACAGAAGAAAGCTGCGACTGAACTGGGACAACTTGAAACAGATTCAGCGGTTCTGGACATGATGCTTGATTATGCAAAGCTTCGTGAACAATTGGGGTATTGTATATCAGATTAAAAGGTATTATTGTGTATTCGTAGTTTTATTTTAAAGGAGAGAAAAAGCTATGAATAAAGACGTAATGCCTATTTTTATTGGTTGGGATCCTAACGAGATCGCAGCCTATAATGTGTTGGCTCACTCTATTAACGCTAGAGCCAGCCGTCCGGTATCCATTACGCCACTGATGTTATCTCAGCTTGGAGGACTTATGTGGCGTGATAGAAACCTACTTCAATCCACACAGTTCTCGTTCTCTAGATTCCTGACCCCATACCTTAATGGTTATAAGGGTTGGGCTTTGTTTATGGATTGTGATATGCTGGTGCTTGATGATATGGCTAACCTGTTTGATCTATGTGATGACAGGTATGCAGTCATGGTAGTCAAACACGATCATGATCCAGAAGAGAAGGTTAAATTTCTTGGTGCTACACAGACCAAGTACGAGAAGAAAAACTGGTCAAGTGTTGTGTTGTATAACTGTAATAAATGCACAGCACTGACACCTGAATACGTTAATACAGCAACAGGTCTTGATCTTCATCAGTTTAAATGGTTAGGTGACGATAATCTTATCGGAGAGATCCCACACAAATGGAATCATCTGGTAGGTTATGATCAGAGTGTAGATGTATCAGAGATATCTAACATTCACTGGACTATTGGTGGACCTTACTTTGATGAGTATGCCGGTTGCGACTATTCTGATGTATGGGTAGATGAACGACAGGATATGTTGTTTGCTACTGACGGAAGAAAATCTGAATATCTTAAATTAGCAGGTGGAACACATGCTTAAAAAAATACTAACGACGTTACTTATTGTACCTATGTTTATGATTGCTGCGTGTAATCACGATGATAATGATAAAAAACAACCAAAGATTCCCATAGATCCTGTGATTTATCCTGAAGAGGTTGTGCAGCCAAAGATTCCTATAGATCCTGTGGTTATTACTGTAGATCCTGTGAATATTATTCCCATAGATCCTGTGGTTTATCCAGAGGAGATTGTGCGGCTAAATATTCCTATAGATCCTGTGATTTATCCTGAAGATTAGGAACAAGATTTAGAACCAGTCTCTGTATCGAAGAAACACGCATTACCTCCATTGGATTCTTCTTTAGTGGCTGGTTCTATTTTGTTTAGAATACCATATCGTTTTCCTGCAATACGGAAGGTGGTAACACCCTTTAGTTTACCCTTCCATGCTTTCTTATAGATCTCTTTAAACTCCTCAAACGTAACCCCATCCCCCACATTAATTGTCTTTGATATAGCACTGTCTATGAACGGTTGTGCTGCTATCTGCGTGGATAGGTGAGCATCTGTATCAAGATCATCTACAGTCTCTCCTCTTATGTCGTACCTGTTATAGACGTAATCCTTAAGATTAACTATGGTTGGTCCGTTCTCTGTTATTAAGGTTCGGTTTACTTCTAGTGCGAACACGGGTTCAAGCCCACTAGAGATGTTGTCTGCACAAAAACTTATGGTACCAGTAGGAGCTATGGATGTTAGGTGGCTGTTCCTTAATCCATTTGTCTTTATCTTATTCTTTAACTCTTGCGGTAGTCTCTGAACGAATGAACTACTCTCAAGATATTTATCCTTATCGAATAAAGGAAACGAACCCTTCTCTTTGGCTAGATCAGAACTTGCTTCGTAAGCTGAGTGACAGATGATACCCAACACTCTTCGTACAAATCTAAGAGCTTCAGGACTACCATACTTTAATCCAAGAAGAGTAAGGGTGTTACCGAGAGCTGTGATACCAAGACCCATACGACGTTTGTCTTTAGCTTCCGACTCCTGTTGGTCAAGTGGATAGTTGGTACGGTCTATGATGTTATCCATAGCCCTCACAACAGGTTCAACATCTTCCTTTAGTCTGTCATAAAGAAAGGTACCTTCGTCCATGTACTGTACAAGATTAAAACTACCCAACAGACACGCACCGTAAGGGGGTAGAGGCTGCTCACCACACGGGTTAGTAGATTCTATATGCTCACAATAATTTAGGGGGTTGTCTTGGTTAATACGATCTATGAACAGGACACCGGGTTCAGCCCAATCCCAATTGGCTCTCATTATTTCATCCCACAGAGCCACCGAATTAATTTCGTTATAGACCCTATCATTAAATCGTAACTGGAATGGCTTGTCCCTTACGACACAATCCATGAACTCATCAGTAATACCTATAGAGATATTAAAGTTGGTTAGTTCGTTGGTGTTTTGTTTTGATCGAATGAATGTTTCTATATCCGGATGGTCTACCCTCAAGACACCCATCATCGCGCCGCGTCTGTGCCCCGCTGAAACAATTGTACGACAAATCGCATCATAGATGTGCATAAATGAAACAGGACCGCTGGCAGAAGAATCAAGAGAAACAATACGATCCCCCATAGGACGGATACGATTAAAATCATAACCAATTCCACCACCTCTACGCATTGTTTCAGCAGCTTCAGTAGCTTTTGCCATGATACTTTCCATGCTATCTTCAATGATGCCAGATACAAAACAATTAAACGAAGTAACATCGCGTGGACTCCCCATAGCTGATTGGATTCTACCAGCTGGCATGAATCTCATATTCAGAAAAATATCTTTGAGTTGTTCAGAGTGTTCATCATTATCACACATCGCATATGTAATTCTATACATAGCTTCTTCAAATGACTCATTAGGTAAACGATATTTATCGGCATGTAGTTGTTCACAAACCGGCACAATTGGTCCATACATAATTTTTTATTCCAAACTTGTTGACTGATGGGGACTTCACCACTATTCTAGTAAAATTATAGCCGTAGGATCGCTCAGGACGCGCAACTCTACCAGTAGATGATGCAACATACCCGAAAAGGAGAGATGTTTCTGTACGGGGCTGTGAGGCCCGTCAGGAGGATTTAGTGTTTTTTGGATAGTGAAGCTCCATTAATAAGTGACAATAGTGGATTACTTTCCTAACATCATCTTCTCCACCCTTCTGATGGTGTCTTGTTATGTATTTAATTATGTTTCCTTCACACCAACCAAGATTATTCTTGACAATATATTCGATGGGCTGGATGCTCATCTCTTTATAATGGTTCCCACCTATCTGTTTATCTAAAGCTGTGTCAGATTGTTTTTCTTTTGTTAATGATGAAGGTTTTGGATACATAGGATCTTCAGAGTATTTCATTTTTTTTTTAATCCCTTCTGTTCATCTCTAAATTTAATTCGTTGATCAAAACATTAATACGACGACGATGGAATGGAATATCTTTATTGATAATTTTCTTGACAATTCTACGAAGATAATTGTGATCGGTATCTACTAAGGTACATATCTGAGATAGATCATCAACATGTTCTTCGTTAAAGAACCAGTCAATAGCTTCCTCTCTATTCTTAGTAACATCTTTTGGTTCATTCTTTTTCTCTATTTGAGTTGCATCTAGTATAGCTTGGTAGATTACAGACAAGAACATAAGTTTCTCAGGACATGGCTGTGTATTCTTAGATAAGAATGTAGTTAAAGTACTACTTCCTATGCTGGTGATAGAAGAGTATATCTCGTTAGAAATAATATCCTTATTATATACTACGTATGTTTTCTTTTGTTCTTCTTGTTTTGTCATTCGTTCTAACTTTGTGTACTAATAATTTACATTTTGTAAGCAACTCATCCCTCTTAAGACGAGCTTCAAATAGGTCGTGGGTATGTAGAGATTTAATTTTCTCTCTTTGACCAATAATACCTCTAACATCGGGAGGCCAATCAAACCTAAAATAAAATGTCTGATATGAGAGATAAAGATGCCTATGTTCTATGTAAAAAGGAATCCTTCTTTTAACTGAAGGTATTATTATTTTTTTCTTCTCCTCATTCCACTGCTCTTCTTGATTTATTATCCTCATTAACTCTACAGCCCACGGAACACCTTTAGCAGCTTCTTTAATAATATTATTACAATCTACTTTTTTTTTCTTCGTTAACCATTCATCTGGTATTTTATTTTCAGCCCATTCAAAATCATGTTGATCACACCAAAATCCGTATGATGTTTTAGAGGTCTTGTTAAGTTTCTTATTAGCGTCCATAAAAACAAATCTTATATCAATAAGTGGGTGTTGTTCTTTGATAAGCTTGTGCTTAGTTCTATCACTTGGTTTAAAATATCCCTTAAACTCTATATAAAAACCATAGTCAACAAGATAAAAATCTGGTAAGTATGTCTTACTGATAACATACGGTATTCTATTTGGTTCATACTCAAATTTTATTTTAGCATCTGCTAAGACATTTGCAAATTCTTTTTCTGCTTTA